GGACGAACCTCTTACGCCTTACTTGGCCAAAGACATCATTGACTCTATCAATGCTGAGCTACAAGAGCATGTCACGGCTCGTCACCTATTGGGGGCTTCGGTTTGGTATGACGCTGCTCAAAACTCAATCCAAGGTTTACAGCAAGGTCAGCTCTGGGTCGATTATGACTACACCCCTGTTCCAACCCTTGAAAACTTAGGCTTAAACCAACGCATTACCGATCGCTATTTAGTTGATTTCAGTAAATTGCTTGGTGGTGGCACAACGACCTAAGGAGTCGATACATGCTTCCTCGTACACTTAGAAACTTTAATGTTTTTGTTGATACACATTCTTGGGCAGGTGTTGCAGAGTCAATCACAATCCCCAAAATCACCAAGAAAACAGACGACTATCGTGGCGCAGGCATGATTGGTGATGTTGCACTGGCTATGGGCTATGAAAAGCTCGAAGGTGAAGTCACCTATGCAGGCTTTGACGTTAAACAATATCGTCAACTTGGCGTTTGTGGCACTTCTGATTTACCCGTGCGCTATGTCGGTGTTTATGAACGACAAGACAATTGCACCCGTCAAAATGTAGAAATTTATATGCGTGGCCAGGCATTAGAACTTGATCCTGGTGATAGCAAAAATGGTGAACGTACCGAAATCACAATGACCTACAACTACACCTATTACCGTATGGAAGTAGACGGTGTTGTACAAGTTGAGCTTGATTTCATCAATGGTAAAGAACGTTTTGGCGATAGTGATCTCGCAACAGCAATCCGTGAATTACTCGGTCTATAAGATCGGGTAACCCCCTCCCCTTAAATTGAACCAGGATAAATCCATGACAACCGCTGAACAAACTCAAAATGCTGAAACCATTGCAGATCCAAATGTTAAAACGATTAATTTTGACTATGGTTTTAAACGTGGTGAAACAACAATTAAAGAAGTCACTATCCGTAAACCTAAAACTGGGGCATTACGTGGTCTGACTTTGGCAGACTTGTTACAACTTGATGTAAATGCAATTGCAACACTTACTCCTCGCATTACTAGCCCTTCAATGTCACAACAAGACGTGTATGACCTTGATCCAAGTGACTTAACCAAAATCGGTAAAGAAATTATCAGTTTTTTCGTGAAAACGACGGACGAAGATTTCCAATAAGCGTTGATGAAGTCATTGCTGATCTCGCAATCGTTTTTGGTTGGACACCCAATGAGTGCAGTGACTATTCGATCGAAGAATTAATGGATTGGCATGAACGTGCCCGTAAACGATGGGAAACCAATAGTAAATGAGCGAAATTACGTTAAAGGCAATGCTTGAGCTTGTAGACAAAGCGACTGCTCCACTCAAGGAGATATATGGATCAAGCACCCAAGCAAGCAAAGCTCTCCAGTCGCAACGTGAAGAACTCAAAAAACTATCAAGGGCACAATCAGATATAACTTCGTTTCGTCAGTTAAATACTGCACTTAAACAAACTAAAGCTGATTTAGAGGACGCCAAGTCCTCTGCAGCTCGTTTAGCTCAAGAATACTCAAAAGTTGAGAAACCAACTCGTGCTATGACCAAAGAATTTGAAATGGCGAAGCAGAAAGTTAAACAACTGAAACAAGCTGAACAAGAACAACAAATCCAACTTTCGTTATTAAGAAATGGGCTAACTCAAGCAGGAATCAGTACAAAGAATCTTGCTAAGGATGAACAATCCTTAAAACAGAAAATTGATTCTACGACTCAAGCCTTGCAGAAAAAAAAGCTACAACTCGACAAGCAAGCAGCAAGTCAGAAACGATTGGCTGAAATCACTCAACAACATAAAAAGGCTCAGGAACTTGTTGGTAATTTGGCAGGTTCTGGTATGGCTGCAGGCGCAGCTGCGGCAACTGGAGCTGCTGCTATTGGATTCCCTATTAAAGCATTTGCTGAAGCTGAGGATGCATCGACAACTTTGAAAGTCTCAATGATGCAATCAAACGGTTTAGTCGCCAAAGAATATTCAGAAATTAATTCTCTGGCCAACAAACTGGGAACTCAACTTCCTGGTACAACGGCAGAATTTCAACTTATGATGGCAAAGCTAGTACAGCAAGGGATTAGCTATAAAGCCATTCTTGGCGGTGTAGGTGAAGCATCAGGTTATTTGGCCGTGCAATTAAAAATGCCTTTTGAAGCTGCAGCCGAATTTGCAGCAAAAATGCAAGATGCGACTAAAACCTCAGAAAAAGACATGCTCAGTTTAATGGACACGATTCAACGCGCTTACTATCTAGGGGTTGATTCAGACAATATGCTACAGGGCTTTTCAAAATTATCTGCAGGGATGAAAACGATAAAAGCCGAAGGTCTCAAAGGTGCACAGGCTATGGCACCGCTTTTAGTTATGGCGGATCAGGCAGCAATGGCGGGCGAATCTGCGGGTAACGCCTACAGTAAAATTTTTGCATCCATGATGGACACCAAAGGCATTCAAAAGGCCTTGAAAGGTTCAGGTATGGCCATGAACTTTACCAATGGTAAAGGTGAGTTCGGTGGGCTGGACAATATGTTCAAGCAGCTTGAAAAACTAAAAGGCCTTTCGACTGAAGCACGTTTGCCAATTCTGTCCGATATGTTTGGCAATGATGCCGAGACTATTCAAGCACTCAATTTATTAATTGATAAAGGCAAAGCAGGCTATAACGAAACTTTGGCAAAAATGAATGCCCAAGCCGACTTACAAAAACGTGTCAATGAGCAGCTCGGTACCTTAAAAAATTTATGGGATGCAGCGACTGGAACATTCACCAGTGCAATGGTGAATTTTGGTGCTGCGATTGCACCAGAACTCAAGCAAGTCGTTACAGGCATAACAAACATGACGGAAAAATTAGGGGCATGGTCTAAAGAGCATCCTCAATTATCCAATACCATCATGAAAACGATTGCCATCATTGTTTTGCTTTTAGCAACGTTTAGCGCATTGTCACTGGGACTTGTCGCCTTATTAGGTCCAATGGCAATACTACGCTTAACATTTGGAGTGCTTGGAGTAAAAGGATTAAGCCTGATTAATATTATCAAACTGATTGGGTCTACGTTCATGTGGCTTGGGAAAGCCATCGTTTTTGTCGGTCGGCTTTTTATGGCCAACCCAATTCTATTGGCCATTGGTCTTTTGGCTACGGCTGCATATCTAATCTATCGGAACTGGGGTTCAATCAAACAGTTTTTTCTTGATATTTGGAACTCAGTTGGTACGTCTGGAATGACGACTTCACAAAAGCTTGTTTTATTTTTTCAACTTGCCCTTCAGAAAATTACCGCGTTCATTTTAAATTGGTCTCCAATTGGCTTATTTTATCGCGCCTTTGCTGCAGTCATGAATTACTTCGGTGTGCAATTGCCAAGTACGTTTACAGGCTTTGGCCAAATGCTTATGCAAGGTCTATCCAACGGTATCAGCAATGGTATTGCAGGTGTCATCAGTAAAGCAAAAGCAGCTGCTTCACAGGTAACGAATACAGTTAAAGGGGCTTTTGGAATCCACTCCCCTTCTCGTGTTTTCGCTCAATTTGGCGCATACAACATGCAAGGTTTAGCACTTGGAATTGATAAAAATTCAAGCCTACCTGCCACTGCAGTTAATAATGCAAGTAAAGGAATGCTTGACTCATTCGATACAAGTTCAATTCGATTTGATACACGCCAACCTATTTCAAAATTAGCTTCAGGTGCTGCCCCTGCAGCTTCGGCTGCACCGATGCAATTGACGATCAATGTCTACCCATCTGCAGGTATGGATGAAAAATCTATTGCTCAACTTGTAGCAACTGAGTTTGCAAAAATTCAACGCGCACCATCAAACAGCCCTCGTTCTTATAACGATAATGATTGAGTAATTCACCATGCTTATGTGCTTAGGACAATTTGCCTTTACCACAGACACACTTACCTTCACTGAGATCCAACGCCAACGCACTTGGCAATATGCAGACAATGCAGTGGCCACAGGACGTAAGAAACGTCAATTTATAGGCTCAGGGGATGACAGTATTTCTCTCCCTGGTCTTATTTATCAGGAGCATGGTTTTGGTAATCGTTTTGCAATTGATGACTTAGCAGCGATGGCTGATACAGGACAGGGCTTTGTTCTGGTCGATGGCAGCGGTTATTTGTATGGGGTTTATACCATCGACAGCATTGACGAGACCAAACAAGTTTTATTGT